AGTATATACTATACCTATTTTAGTAGAACTTAATTTAGTTACAGCAAAATATCTAGTATTATTAGTACCATTAAATTGGTATTCTGTAGCGCCTGTTATAGTTGTACCAGAAATATTTAAACATTGTGCATTACATACCGTAGAAGATACTCTATATACTACTACAGCTTTAGTAGTACTTACTGCAGTTATTTGTTGTAACATAGTATAATTAGAAATATCAGTTGTAGCTTTAAAAGTAAATACTGTACCGTAACTAACTACTAAAGATGCAGTGCTAGCAATAATCGCTTGGCCGTTAGTAGTATTATTAGCAAAAGCTATTATTACTTTATCTGTATCTAAGTAACTAGCCCCTATGGGTGTCGTAGTGCCTGAGTTAAATACTACTTTAGTACCAAAGGTAATTGTACTACCGGAAATACTAGCACATATACTAGTACCATAACTGCTATTAGAAACGTCTTGGTATACAATTAATACTTTTGTTGTAGATAACACAACAGGTATAATATAAGCAGTACTACCACTATTAAAAGTATATTCATTACCCCATTCTATGCAAAATTCGGAAATCCTAGTACCTATTTTACATTTACCTAAACTATTAGTAACATCATTAAAAGCTACAAATACATAGCCGTTTCCTAACTCTACATGTTGTGCATAAGTAGGATTATTAAAATTATCTTCTATTGCAAAATTAGCATTTTTAAAATAAGTTTGATTGCTATAAGCTTCTATTGCCATTTTTATTACCTCCTTTTTAATTATAATATGGTAAACCACCATAAGCATTTATTAGTGCCATCGTTTCTACATAATTTATAGCAGTTTCTATACCATTTTCTATATTATTCATATTTGTCGCACTTACAGGAGTACCACCAGTGCCATTATAAACTATCTTAATATCTGCATTTATTATTGTGTCTGCTTGATCTTTAATATTATATTTATTTTGTCCATCTGTCCATGTCATTTTTGTATAAGCCATTTTTAAAACCTCCTTAATGTATATTTATACATTTAAATAACTTCTATAGTCCATACAATGTTCAAACTTTGTGAATTAGTTTTTATTAAACTTAAAGATTGTGTTGCAAATGTTGTACCATCATTTAGTGTTGTTGTTGCTCCGTTTCCTAACAAAGCAACAGATATTATTGCATCATTACCTTCACTTTCAGTGAAATAAAATTTAAATTGATATTTAGTTGCTGTTAATATTGTTCTTAATTCGTAAGCTTTTCTAAAATATTCTCCTGAACTATTAAGTAAAGCAATGTGTGTAATATTATTTAAAGTACTATTAATTACATTTGTTAAAACTAATGCATTTGCATAATTTGTTATCATAAAAAAAATCCTCCTGCAATAGGCATGCCTGCAAATATATAATCATGTAAAATGTATTCTGTTCCTTTGTCTTCTAATTTTGGGTATACTATAGTATCGTTGCAAGTTCTATATTGTTGTACAATTTCTTGATTATCTTGTGTTTGTAATGCTTCTAATTTATCTAACCTTTTAGCAAAAGCTTTTAATATATTAACTAAATCTCCTAAAGTGTTTTCTAATTGTAATTTTATTTTAACATCCTGAAAAGGTGTAGAATCGTAAGAAACACTTTTAATTATTAAACTTTCGTTAATATTTAAATTAGGAATGTTAACATTTACAAGTTCTCCTGGATTATAATTTCCTGAAAAAGGTTCTATACTACCGATTAAAACTGGTTTACTATATTTAGCTAAGTATTGTAATCCCATCTGTGTTGCTAAATCTACATCAGATGTATTTACTTTAAAAATGTCTTCAAATTGCCCGTAGGTTGCTAGAGATGTATCTTCCCATAGTAAAATTTTTACTGGATATGAATAATTATAAGTTATTGTTGCTGTACCTGAAGTTAAGTTATCGGGTATTAATAATTTATTATCGTAGTTTAATAGTAAATCTTTAGTTCCTGCTGCATCTACATTTTGTATTCCTACATCTTTTTGTATACCATCTACACTAACAATAATATTCTTAGGTTGGTATAGTAAAGAAATAGGATCTGTAGTAATTGTTTTTACTTCTGTAACAGGTGTAGAAAGTGTATTAGAACCTTTTACCCATAATTTATTAACTAATCTAGTTGTATCTCTATCAAAATTTGCTGTGCCTTTATGATAATTATTTTCTGTAATATCTTGTGTAGAAGTTGCTACCGTAGGAGAAAAGAATTGTATTTTTAAATCCCAACTTATATTCCAAGAAAACCCTGAAATTTGACATAAATTTTCCATGACGTCCCACAAAAATAAATCAGGACAGTTTAAATCTATTGTAATGTCGCAATCTTGAACTGCTAAAGTAAATGTAGTATATTTTGTAAATATATCTTCTACTATATATTTAATAGTTTTTTGTTTATAAGCTTCTGTGATTATTATTTTTTGTGTTTTAGCAGCATAATCTGCACCTTGTAAATTAAGAGTTTTAATAATACCGTTAAGTTTCACTGGAGGTTTAGTTACATAACCTCTAAATTTATGTCCGTCTTGATCTATTTGTACATCTGTACCTACAACGAAACGTGTAATGTCTTGATCTGCAAAAAAAGGTAAAGATATATTAAAACTCCCTGCTCTTTCTGTCATGGTTTGTTGTACAGATACACTTTCAAAAGCTGTTATTGTTTCACTTGATTGGTTAGGAGGTGTTAAAATTAAAGTTGTTGCCATTAGAAACTACCTCCTCCACCGATTGATAATCCAAATTTCCTGTTAATTTCTGAACTTAAAATATCTGAAAGTTCTTGCATACCATTTGTTCCTACTAAGTTGCCTTGTACTATTACTTGTACATTTAATCCTTGTTGTCCATTATTGTATTTTTTAGGTATTACTGCTTCTCCTTTATGTATTAATGCTAACATATCCTGAGGTACATAGTTTGTACCTGTAGCTAAAGGTGGTATAGGAGGTATATTAAATCCGTAAGTTTGTCCACCCTGTGGTCCTACAAGAGGTACATTTACTACAGGAACACTAATTTTTAAACTGTTTATATGATTAATAAAACTATTTACAAAACCTATAACTAGGTTAATACCTGCTTTAATATTAGTAGTAATGCTATTCCAGATACCACTTACTATTTCTCCAAGTCCATTCCAAGCAGTTCCTAAAGCATCGCTAATTAACGTAAAAATTCCCATAAAAGTATCTTTAAGCCAATTGTATACTTTTAAGCAACTTTCTTTAATACCATCCCAGATAGTTTTAACTGTGTCTCCTAAAGTATCCCATGCTTTTTTTAATGCTTCTTTTACAAAATTAAATATAGTACTAAATGTATCTTTAATCCAGTTGTAAATTGTTAGGAACACCGTTTTCCAAAATCCTATGTAAAGTTCTATAACTACTTTAATAGCATTTAATGCAACATCCCATGCTGTTTTTATTGTATCCCATATTCCTTTAAAAGTTGTACCAATCCAATCCCACACCGGTTTTAAAACTTTGTCTTTAATAAAATCCCATGCTGTTTGAAATGCTTTAGTAAAACCATCTGCTATGTATTTAACTATAACTGCAAATATATCTAATAAAAATTTAACTGCTGTTTCTATTAAAGTGTTAAAACTATTAAATATACCCATTATTCCGTCCCATGCTCTTTGCCAATCTCCTGTGAATACACCCATGACGAAGTCTATAATACCTTGTATAAATCCAAGCAAAGAATCTATTATTGGTCCTATAGCATCTATAGTAATCTGTATTATGCTTTTAATATAAGGCCAAGCAAATTTAAATCCTTCCATTACCATATTTAAAATTGTTTTTATTACTTCTCCCATACCTTGCATTACTTTTTCTACTCTAGGCATATATTCTTGAAATTTTTGCGCTAACTGTGGAACAACTGTTTCTGCTACATATTTAAAAGCTTCATTCAAAACTGGTAAAACAGCATCTACAATAGGTGTTACTGCTTCTATTACAAAATTAAAAGCATTTTTAATACTTTCAAACGCAGTGTTAACTACTGCTTGCATCGTTGGAAGATTACCCATAAACCAATCTAACATACCTTGTACTATTGGCATTACTGCTACACCTATATTAGTTGTTAATCCTCCTAACGATTTTTTAACGTTATCCATGGTGTCACCAAAAGTATCACCTGCATCTACTGCTTCGTCGCTCAAAACAATACCCATTTCGTGAGCTTTTTGTTTTGCTGCTTCTAAGTCTTCACTTGTACCACTAAGTATTGCTCCCATTTCTGTAGCACTTTTACCTAATAAATCACTTGCCAAAGCACTCTTATGAGATCCATCTTCCATGCCTTGTAGTCCTTTTACAGTTGCATTAAAAGCTTGCTCTGGTGTCATTTTCTTTATATCGTCCATTGATAAGCCAAGTTCTTTAAACATTTCAACTTGTTTTTTTCCACCCTTACCAGCATCATCTAGAACACCATTAAATTTTTTCATTGAACCTTGTAGTACTCCAACATCTACACCTGCTTGAGATAAAACATAATCCCATTCTTGGAATCCAGTTTTACTTATTCCCATTTTAGCACTCATATCTGCTACTCTAGATGCTGTGTCTGAGGCATTACTAGCAAGTCCTAATAAAGCTCCACCAGCAGCAACTGCAGCACCACCGATTGCTAAGCCCATTGTTCCTGCTTTACCAACCATATCTTTAAAAGTTGTACCAGTACTTTGTGCTTGGTTATTTATGTTTGTTAATCCTTGTTGTGCTTGTGTATCTTCTAAGAAAATGCTACCAAAGAGTCTAAATATTTCCATTGTTTGCACCTCCTGTTATATTTTTTCTTATACCTCTCCATTTTTCTAATAAATCTATTGTATTTGTTTTCTCTATTTTTTCTACTTTTTCTTTTTTATTTAATAATTTTTTCTTATAATCTTCAAAGTTAGTGTAACTTTTTTTATCCATATTTGGAAATTGTGTTAACCACATTTCCCATATTTTTTGTTCTGCATTTTTATCTTTGTTATAAAAAAACATTTTAAATGTAAAACTTAAAGGTAAATTTTTAATATTTTGCCAATCTTTGTACAACACACTATAAATCTCTTCTAACTTTATGTGTTGCTTTATTTGAAAAAACTTGCAAAATCTTCAGAAGAAATAACTTCTTTAAATCCAGTTAAAATCTCTGACATAGTTAAATCTTTTACATCTTTACCATATAGAGATGCTAATAATAAAGATATAGAATGTTTTGCTTTATGCATATTTCTAACTAATAATAACATAATTTCTGTTCCATAATTTTTTTGTGCTTCTTCTATTGCTATTTTATATTCTTCATTTGTCATAAGTTTTTTTTCTAATTTAGGTACTTTAGGTAATGTTAAATTCATTTCATCAATTACCATGCTCAATAAAAAAATATCTTCTCCACATAACTGTCTCATAAAAAAAATCCTCCTATAAAATAAGGGAGAGATGTTGTCTCTCCCATGTTTGTTAATTAATTATTAAATTGATGTTAATGCTACTGCTACTGCTTCGTTACCATCTACGTTAACACTCGCTAAAATTGTATTATACCCACCTGCTAAAACTGTATACGCTTGATTGTTAGCTACTTCTGTTCCTGTAAATACTGCTACACCACTACCATTTGTTGTTTTAACTTGGTTATTAAAGCTTATAGAAGCACCACTTACAGGTGTTACATTGTCTAAACATGTAAATGTTACTGAATAAGTTGTTGCTTTTTGAAATTCTATTTTCCAAGGTTCTGTAGTTCTTGCATCTTCCGCATAAGTTGCAGTATAAGAAATTTCAGGAACTAATTCTTCTTTATCTACCATTTCCCATTCAATGCCTTCTAAGTTTATTGCATTATTAATTGTTATAACTACATTTCTACCGTCAAGAGTTTGCCCTGTCCAAGTCACTGTATCTTGATAATCTCCTGCAGATATTGTCATACCATTTCCAGAAAGTTCATCATAAGTTACACCTGCAGTGTCAAAATTCATTCCTGGATAAAATTTAGTCATATTAGTTTTTAACATTTCTAATGCATTAAGTGTTAATTTTGCTACACTTTTAACAATTCTTATTCTTCCTTTTACAGGTCCAAAGTCTCCATCTGCTTCTATTTGTCTATATTCTCTTTCTATAGAGAATTTACCTCCACCTCTAGTTAATCCTATATCTGTACCGTTTATGTTTATAAGTCCGTCTCCTAATATAATATCGTTTTGCATATTAATTACCTCCTAGAATAATTTAATTATATAATTAATTTGTCTTCTTTCTATATTTTTTTCTGGGTCTAATGTATTGTATTGTGCTTCTTTGTTACAAGTTGCAATATTAGTATTTAATTTTATTTTTAATCTGTCTAACCCAGTGGGATTAAATATATTAGCATTACCATTTATAGAATCTCTTATGTTATCTATGTTAGTTGTATCTTGTGTTTTGTCCCATAATGTTATTTCTAAAACATAATCTTCTCTGTTATTTACAACATTAATAGAGTTTGTTAAATCAAACACAACATAAGGAAAAGATGCTTTAGAAGGAGCTTCTTTAAAATAAACATTATTAACTTTTGTTTTTAAGAAATCATAAATTTCTTTTTTTAATTCGTTGTTCATCTTCTACTCAACTCCTTAAGTGCATCTTTTATATATTCTTGTATAACATCTAATCTACTCATTATTGTATTTTTAAGAAAACTTCTAGCACTGTTATAAATAGTTCCTTGTTCTACTAAAGATGCATAAAAACTTTTACTTCCTATTTGTAAATCTTTTTGTTGTCTTCTATACCAAGAACCAATACTTTTTTGTAATCTTCCACTTCTTCCCTTAGGTGTATTACTTTTAATATCTTTAACTAAAACAGGTCCTAGTAATTTTAATGCTTTTTCAGGTTCTGCTTGCATTCTTTGTCTAGCAGTATCTAATCTACTATCAAAAGTTACTCTTGCTCTTGCCATTATTTATCACCTACCGAACGTGAAGTTGTTAACTCTACCCACTCTCCTGTATCCCAAGTTCTTATAATATTATATTGTTTATTTTCATAAGTTAGTGTTTCTTCATTGTTGTAATCTATTGTTCTACATTTAAAAACACATTCAGGTTTTAATCCTATACTCATCATATTGTAGAACTCTTGTTGTCTTATAGATTGTTTTGTAGCATAAATTAATCTATCATTGTATGTTTCTATACTGTCTCCTAAGTTGTTTTGTGTTAATGTTACTTCTCGAAAAAATATAACAACATTCATTATGTATCACCTCTGTATTCTTGAGATATACTTAGATGTGCTTTTAATGTATTATAAGCGGCTAAAAATTTCTCTGCGTATTGGTTATCTAATCCGAAACTTGCTTTAGCAAATAAAATTATCGCTCTTTTAATTAATATATCATTGTCATTTATTTTATCACTGCCAACTCCTGTTAGAACTAGATCTGCCTTAGCGGCAGATATAATATCATTTATTTCATCGTCGTAGTAGTTAGAAGTTATTTGTAAAGTTTTTTTAACATCATTTAAAATATTATAATTTTCATAGATATCTAGTAAAAAATCATCTTCTATAATGTCTGAGTTACTTAAAACAGTTGTAACAGTTATTATATATTGTGTATTAACAGTACCTGCTTTAATAGTTATTAAAACTTTGTTTCCTTGAATTTCATAACTATCATACATAGTTGAAGTCGTTGTTGTTCCAGTAGTTGTTTTAATAATTGTAGAAGCAGATGCTATAGTATTTTCTCCTATAACTGCGCTAAAATCAATATCAAAAGTCAATTTTTCTGCTACTTGTTTTTTAATTATGTTCATTTATATCACCCCTGTTTTTTAAATGATATATTATTTTTATAAAAACTATAAACTTCTGTTTTTTTAAAATTGTTTATTTTATTTTTATAAAATGTTTTTATAGTTTTTTTTATTGTTTCTATTATGCTATATCTATCTTGCCCATACTTACCTTGCCCATATTTAGCACTCATAATAACACCTCATAAATCTACGCAATCATCAAATGTTGTTAATGTTTTAATGTAATTATAAATTGTAGGCCAAACATCTAATCCTAAAGAAACATTCCAATCTATAATGTCTGTGTAAATGTCTATCGGTTTTAATTTCATATCTGCAGCTTGTTTAGAAGAAAATATTCCTAAAGTAAATGCACATTTATCTTTTTGTATATTAGTATTTAATATTTTAATATAAACATTATTGTTAATTCTTCCTGTATCTATTTCATTATAAGTATTTTTAATTAACCCCATGTTACACCTCCTAGAATATTACTTCTGATATAGTTCCTGTTATATGCCATCTTACTGTCTCTCCTGTTGCTCCTGTAACTGTTATTCCTAAACATTTATTAGTATCATCTGCACTTACTGTTATAGTGTAGTTTGTAGTACCATCTTCTGCTAATACTGTTGTTGTAGGAGTTCCTATTAAAGCTACTGTAGATGCTCCTCTACGTATTCCACCTTCTATTTTAATTGTTTTACCTTTAGTTGCACCATTACAATAAGCTACACAAAGTAAAGAGAAACAAAAAGCAGAATTTACTAAAACTGTAGCTCTTTTAGCAGAAGTATTATTTAATAAAATTTCTGTAGGAGTATTGTTAGTTGTTTCTGTATGCCAATTTAATATAGAAGAACCATACTTAGATGTTGATGCATTGTCTGAACTTCTTTTAAATTCTCCCCATCTTTCACATTTGCTGTACCAACCTAAAGCTATAGCATTTACACCCATAGTGTTAGTATTACAAAATCTTCCCATAGCTATTCCACCTGGAGCATTAGAACCTTGTCCTATAGAAACAGCACCATAATTAGCACCACCAGAAGTACAACCATTACCTATAGCAACGCCATATCCGTTGTAACAAGAAGAGCTTCCACCTATTACAACCCCTGCAGGTCCTGGTGCTCCTGTAGAACCTATATTTATAGAAGAACCTGCACCACTAGAATCTGCTATAGCATTGTTACCTATTGCTACAGATCCATCGGAAGTTGCAATAGCATTACTACCTATTGCTATTCTATTATTATTTTCTGCAAAACTGTTAAAATTTAATATTCTCCACGCAGAATCCACTGTAGAATAAACAAAAGAACTCATATTTCCTGAAGTTAGTGTTAATATTTTTGTTGCAACATTGTAAATTTGTAATACATAATTATTAATATTTTCACACTTTATGTAAAAGTTTAATCCATTGTATAATCCTGTAGTAGGGAGATACACATTTCTAGTTGCACCTGAAGCTATTAAAAATTGATATTTATTATCGTTTATTGTTAGGTTTTTATTTGCAGTTAATGTTTCTACATTAGTTAACATAGGTATTGCATAATCTGTATTTGCTACTGCTTGTGCTACTAAATTATTATATCCTTTTAATAACCCTGTTATAGAAGTACTTGTAGAGGTTGTTATACCAGAACCACCTATTGCAGTACTTAACATTAAATCTACACTTTGTCTGTTTGAAATTTCTGTAGATAAATTACTATTTAATAATAAATCTGTAGAGTTTAATGTAAATATTTCCGTAGATATATTTACACTTTCTGCAGTTCTAATAGAAATTTCTGTTGATATATTATTGTTTAATAATACATTTACACTTTCTCTTGTAGAAACTTCTGTTGAAATATTACTATTTAATAATAAATCTGTAGAGTTTAATGTAAATATTTCTGTAGATATAATAACACTTTCTGCAGTTCTAATAGATACTTCTGCAGATATTTTATTAAGATAATCTGCACTTAATATAGTACTTTCTATTGCTATTATTTCATCATAACCATCAGTTACGTGAAAACCTTCTATAATATCTCCATCTTCAAAAACTTCTGTACTATATGTAAATATACCATTAGGAAATTCTGCCATTTTAATTACCTCCTTTTTATATTAATCCTTGCGGTTCTTCATAGAAAAACATACTTATTAAAATATTTAATGCAGCATCACTTGTAGATAAATTTTTTATTTCTAAAACATAATTTGTATCATTTGTTTTTGTAACATATTCTAAATTTTCATTTTGAATAAAACTACTATTAGTTCTAGCTAAACTTCCACCTGCACCACTCGTATCACCGTGTACTATAGTTTGACACCAAGTTAATCCACCCGTATAAGTTACGGATGAATCATATACTTTACTTTGTGGTGTTCTACTTGAGTTATCATTTAAATTGTGCATACATCCTGTAACTTCTGTACCTGCATTAGTTATTGTTGCATTACGTATTAATTTAACTCTACAGGTTGCTCCTTCTAAAGATACTTGTATACTTTTTATGTGTGCATATAAAGTTGTAGGTCCTTTAAATCTATAAATTTTACTTGTATTAGCTGCTAAAGATGCATATTCTAAACATAAACACATTCCATAACCAGCATGAATTGCTGTGTGATCTGAATTAGTATTTTTAAAACTACCAGTTATAGAATATAATGCATTTATTTCATTATTATTTTCATCTAAATATCTACTTGTTTTAGGGCTCATTTTATTTATATCAGCCATATTGTTTATCTCCTAAACTATTAAATAAACGTCTACTATACTACCGTTTAAAGCACTATTTAAATCTATTGTATTACTTTCTATAATTGTAGCAGATGTTGTTACTGTAGGAGCTGTACCTTCTAATGCATTTCCTAAATAAGTTTTTAAAATAGTATTATGTGTTAATAAATAAGGTAAACCTAAAACATCATTGAATCCAATACTAATTTTATCTCCAGCAGTTGTTCTCGCTGGAACAGTTATAGATGTTACTGTTTTAAATGCTTTTAATCCTGCTACTACTGTTGCATCTGTTGCTACTATTGTTTCTGTAATTGTGGTACCTGCATAATTAGTTCCTGCAATAACAACATTACCTGTAATTCCTGCTGCATTACCTTTAACAACTAAACAACGTGGTACTGCAGGATTAGTAATTGCTGTAGTAACTACTGTTGTAGCACCATCTGCTAATGTTATATCTGCATGTACAGCAACATTACTTGCTGCTACTGCATTAGCTGCACTAACTTGAAAGTGTGCTATAAAAGCTCTATCACATGAAACTTCATTTACATTTGTTTGTATTACCTGTCCTTTTTTGTGATTATATGGATACATAGTTTGTTCCTCCTATAAAATAAGGGAGAGATATTGTCTCTCCCTTGTTGTTAATAAATATTTTATTATTAAGCTTTTACTATTTTAGCGAATGCAGCAACGTCTATTACTTTACCATCTAAAGATGCATAACCTACGTAAGCTATAGTTCCACTTGTTAATCCAACTGAATCGTTTCTTACTACAGATACACCTTCTTGATAATTTAAATGGTACATGCTTAAATCTCCAATAATTATAGTATCGTCTACGATTAAACCGTCTATCACTACAGGCATTCCTAATACAGAGTATTTAGCAGGAGCAGAAACGTCTGGGTGTACGATTGGGTTACCATCTGCATCTTCCATTCCTAAAACTTGGTTAAAGAATGTTTTTCTGTTACAAACAAATTTAGCATTGTTAGCGAATTCAGAAGGAAAATTACCAAAAGCAGAAATTAAATTAGCATAACTTAAGTTAGTTGTAAATGTAGTAGTTTCTAATGTTTCTGTAAGAATTCCCTTAGGAGCGGTTGTACCATTACCTGTTAATATTGCAGCATTTATTGCTTTAGCCATTTTTGTAGCTATTTCATTTACAAGATAAGAATCAAAACTTGATACTGTCATGTTTAAAGCTGCTCTAGAAATTTTAATAACTTTTATTAATTCCCTTTGTTCAAATGTCAATTTAACAGGGATTACTGTATCATCAGAAGCAACGTCTGCGTTTTCTGTATGCCATGCACAATCTGCACTAGCTGGAGCTTTAAGTATAGTAAAATTACCTTTAACAAATGTTTTAGATACTAAATTGTATAAATCACTTTTAGCTTCTATAGCTCTGTAAATATCATTTTGCATTGTTTCTGGGATAGCATAACCTGCAGAACCAGTTGTTGTATCCATCGCTCTAGTTTCAACAGGGTTTAAAATTTTACCTTGTAATGTTTTAACAAAAGCATTTCTATATTCTCCTGCTTCGTCATATTCTACTTTACTTTTTGAATCTAATGTTCTAACTTCTGTTAAACTATTTCTAACTTCTTGTTTACTTCTTATTTCTTTTTCATTTTTTTCAAGTTGTGCAAGTTCCGTTTTAATATCTTCTAAGTTAACTTTAGCATCGCTGTCTAATAAGTTTCTAATTTCAACTTGTCTATTCATAATTTCTTCTAATTTTTTTGATAACATAATAGTCATCCTCCTATAAATTTAATAATCGTTGTTAATATTACACTATTCCAGCGTTTTTTTAAAACTATTCCAGCTTTTATTTTCCTAATGTTTTAATATATAATTGTCTTAATATTTTTTCTCTTTCACTTTTTTCTTTATTAACTATGTTTTCGAAAAACCCTCTTGCTTCTACAGAAGTTGAATCATAAGCTGGTTGATCTACAATGCTAATTTCAAATAATTTATCTATCTTATTTATCATTCTTGTGTTTGTTTTTTTATCGTAGTTGTCTTCTCCTGCTATAAAACCAAAGGACATTTTGTCTAAACCTCTTTCTTTTACTAAAGTATAAATGTCTCTTGCACTTTGTGTATTAAATAATGTTGCTTCAAAAAATAATCCTTTGTTGTCTATATTTAATTTTAAAGATCCTCCTCGTGTTCTAGCAAGAGGTGTTGTAGTTACATTATGATTATATCTTAATAAAACATCGTTGAGAGGTGTAGAATTTAATGCTCTAGAATCTATAACTTCTTTGTATTCTATGCCATTCATTTCAAATAAAACAGTTGGTTGATTAAATGTTATTGCGTAACCTGAAATTTTCATTTCGTTATCGTTAAGTGCTCTCAATTCCATTTCCTGAGTCCTTATTAATTTCACTTTTAACTACCTCCTCTTCTTTAACAATTGTTGTATCTTTTGTTTCTTCTTTTTTGTTAAGTTGATATTCATTTGCTTTATTACTATCTACAAAATTCAATGATTGTAATCTAGTATCTCCGCCTTCAATAGGTTCACGATTGAAAACTTCTCTCATTTCGTTTATTGTAAATAATTGCATTAGCTTCTCTGCCATTGTTATTTTTGTACTCAAAGATGTAAATTCCATTTTGTTTGCTGTAAATATTATTTCATTTTTAAATCCTTTTTCTCTTTCTGTAAATAATTTATTAGATAATTCTAAAGATAACTGTTCTGCAATAGGTTCAATGCAACTTTCATAAAATGCGTTCCATGTGTCTTCATTATATTTGTTACTTACTATTTCTTCGGAAAGATTAAATGCTTTATAAATTCTATTACTTAAATAATTAGCTAACTTATCGTCCACAACCATTGGCATAGAATTAATCTGTGTAAATTTAAATTTACTATCTACTGCTGCTATACTACCAGAGTTTGTTGTTGTTAAATAATCTTTAACAAAAGCTTCTTTCTGTGCTTTTAAATCGGAATCTTTAAGCATACCTGAATGTTCTAATACACCTCTTATAACATTACTATTAGTTATATTATTAACTAACCCAGTGTCATGTGTCGCTTGACAAGTTATTAGAGTGTCCATAGATGGTTTACTACCAAAAAAATCAGAAGTTGAAAAGTTTCTTCTAAGATGTATTACTTCTGTATAAGGCAAAATAACATTTGTACCTCTGTGAAAATAAAATTTTAAAAACAATTCTGAATTGTATTCTAACATTTCTACATTTACAAAATTTAAAGGTAAAAATTCGTAGTTACCTGAACCCAAATAATTAATATGTATAAAACTATCTCCGTCTAGAATTAATCGTGTAATAACTTTGTATAAAAAATCTACTTTGTTCATGTACTTATTTGGTTGGTTACGTAATATATACTCTAAATTAGAATTAGTTTTAATAACTGCTCCATTACTATCTTTACGAATGTGAGATGGAAATAATTTAGAAGCATGTGTTGCATATGTATGTACACAAGATCTTATAATGTCGTTAGAATAGAAATCTACGATGCCAGGATTAGTTTTAATAGTTGTACCGTCATTGAGTGTAATAAATTGTGTCATTTTTTTTTCACTGGTTGGTTTCTTAAAGAAATCAAAAAATCCCAATTATCATCACCTCCTAGAATATAATATATATATTGCTATCTATTATTTCGTTATTGCTATTATTAAATTAGATTGTTATAATCTGTTTCGTGTTTTAACAAAGTTGTATATGCTATTAACAAAGCCATCATTCCATCAATTCTTTTTCTTTGTGTTTTACCTTTAACAGGTCTTATATTATCATTATCATCAACTTTTACACTTGTATTATTTAAACAAATTTTTAATAAAATGTTATCATCGTAAATTATCTTTCCTTCTTTAAAATCCGCTGCCATAATTTTCATTGGTTGAGATAATGTTAATGCACCCATAGGAATGTCTTCTATTTGAAATCCATAATTTTGCATTTTCTCTTTCCAATATGCTGTACCATATCTGTCGTACCCTACCCATAATGTGTTTATTTTATATTTATCTTTTAATTCTAAAAACCAGTCTATTACATCATCATAATTTATTCTTTCTTCTCCAGAACCTTTTAATAAATCTTGTTTTTCGTAAACATCGTAGGGTATGTTGTCTTCTTTAGCTCTTCTTTCTATTAAGTTACTAGGTAAGAAATATTTTTGTAATACATATTTTTTAGGATCTCCTGCTTTCATTATAATTATACTAGCGCAAGTTAAATCTGTAGTAGAACTCAAATCTACTCCACCGACAGCATATGTATCTGTTATATATTCATAATTAATCTTTTCAAAGTTCTCAAAATCCTTAGGAGATAACCACGAAGTTTCTTCATTTTCAATTATGTTAAAATCTTTTGTTAATATACCTTTTCTATCTTTCAAAGATATCTTTGCTAATTTCCATCTCTCTATCATATAATCCAACTTTTTAACTGTACCTAAAGTTGGATTAGCTTTAATCCAGTTTTGTTGTTCTGTCCATTCATCAGGTTCATCCAGTTCATATAGTATAGGTAAAAATGTTTCATCTTGTATTAATCCGTCTGCTACGTCTTTAGCATAATCATATCTACTATCAAATATGTTTTCTCTACAAGTACCTGCTGTAGTTATCATTACTAGCATTGGTTGTGCTCTAGCACTCATAGATTGTTTCATAACTTCGTACAGTTCTCTGTTCTTTATAGCATGTAGTTCATCTATAATTACGCAGGATGCATTTAATCCATCAAGTCCATTACTATCGCTACAAAGAGCTTTAAATACAGATGCAGTGTCAGGTTGGTATAGTTCTTCTCTTCTTTTTTTTAATATACTACCTAACATAGGAGATTGTCTTACTATATTAACACTTTCTGTAAATGTTAATTTTGCTTGATCTTTTTTTGTAGCAACACTATATACTTCTGCTCCCATCTCGTTGTCGAATAATAACATATATAAAGCGATTGCAGATAACAAAGTTGTCTTACCATTTTTTCTTGCCATTAGAATTAATACTTCTTTAAATCTACGCAATTTTGTTTTTTTATCTTTAAAACCAAACATTGCAGATAGTAAAGCTTGCTGAAATAACATTAACTTTATTTCTTTACCGCCCCACTGTCCTTTAGATTGTTTGCAAAAATTAGATACAAAATTAATAACTCTATTAGCAGCTTTATTATCGAAATAATACTTACTATTTTTATTATTCATGTCTAAATACAAATTAGTAAATATCTTTTCTATTCTTTTTCCTACAACTATTTTTTTATTTATAATTAATAAATAGTATTCTTCTATAGCATTCATTCATCATCACAACCGTTTAAAGCGTTGTGCATTTGTTGGAAGATAGATGTTTTATCTTTTTTATCAGGAAGATATGTAACTAATTCTTTTAATGTATTTGTAAAATTTTTTTGTAACGCAATATAACTTTTCATAGATGGGCTTTCTCTTTTAAATTTTTGTAATCCTTGTTCAAACAATTCTTGCGCACCATTGTGATTAATATCTGCTTTTAAAACTTTTAATGTAACATTCATAAAACAAAGTTCTTCAATTAAATTATATACGAATATTTTCTTATTATCATCTACATTTTCAAATATACTTCTTAATGTCTTTATTTGTTTCTTTATTAACTTTTCTTTTTCATCGAAGTCCATATTATTTTTCCCTCCTTTTTAATTTCCAGCCCCCTTATATAGGGCTACAGTTG